CTTCACCTTCATCTGTTATGGTAACCACACCATTTGCATCAATGCTGATTGATACAAGCGGATATTTGTTTGATGCATTCTTTGCAGAAGCATAAACACGATTTTCAATAACAATGAACATCAGTTCAACCCCCTTCCACTGAATTTGACAGCTTTTCATTAACCATTGGAAATGATTCTTGCAATTGCAATGTTCTTCGGATTTCCTGCAATTATCCAGTTGGAAGAACCATTTGCATTTGCGCCAAGCTGATCGTCAGTGGGGGAAGCAGTGTAAGGATTCGGTTTCACGAAAGTGAACCCATTAGGATGATAGGTTTCACGAATCCTTGTAATCAGTTCGTTGTAACCACCATCTTTCTTTGCTTCACGAACAACCTCAACAGGTGTATCCACAGGGGCAGGAGCATACTGGATTGCACCGATACCAAACAGATAAGTGGTATATTCCTTTGCGCCAGATGCAGTTGCACTGTTCTTTACAGGAACACCATCATCAATCAGAACAGTCAGACCATTGTAATCTGCAAGTCTTAACTGCCTTTGAATACCCATGGGGTCAGTGTACTTGCGGTATTCAAGAAGTTCAAGTCCTGCCAAAGTATTTGCAACCTTACTGTGCATAATAGCAAGACTGAATTCATTGAACGCATCACCAACAGCCTTCTGAACAGCATCACCTGCTGTTGTTGCACCAATCTTGTTGCTTGTTCCAACAGTGCCAGTTGCAGTTGCAATGCTGAAAGTGTGATTCTGCCATTCATCCCATGCATCACTATCATCATCAGCAATGTTGAAGATACCGTTCAATATTGCAAGAATTACTTTCTGTCTGTACTTCTGCCAGTACCTTGCCACCTGTGAAGTAATCTGCTTCATGGGGTCAGCACCACTGTTGAAGTCACGAATGAAATCTCTGTCTTTCCATCCCTTTGCTCTACCATAGACAATACCGCTTTGGGATTTGCCTGTTACTTCTTCGGTTGAAATGTCTGTGTCACCATCATAGTTGTCAGGTGTTCCACCAATTACCGAATAGAAGGGGATGGTGTAATAATCTGAACCATTGGAAATCAGTTGTTTGATTCTGTCATTCGCCTGAACAGCACCACTATCAAGCAAAGCTGTCATTGTGGGGTCTTTTTCATTCTGCCAGTTAAGCAAGAAAAGTTCAGGGTCAAAAGGGAAATTCAAATAAGTTGCCATATTTAATTACCTACCTTTCAAAATTTAATAATTCTTTCCAGTTTTCGTTTTCATTCTTGAAACGAATCTGTTCTTCTGTACTTAAAGCAAGGAACTTGTCAAGGGTCATCACGCTGTCACCGTCATCATTTCCTGATTCACCAGGCTTTGCACCCTTGAATGTCTGCTTTTTCTTTTCGGTGTCAAATAAGAACTTGGAATCCTCTGCTTCGGTAAGCTTCTTGATTTGGTCAGCCAAACCTTTGATTGTACCATCTTCAAGAAGTTCGACTTTTTCATAGTCAATGTCAAGCAATGCCCTGACTGCTTTTTCATTTTTCGCTTTTGCAGCAGCAAGCGCAGCGGAAACAGCAGAATCCACTTTCAGTTTCTTGATTTCAGCAGCATGTGCTTCATCTTTTTTCTTATTTTCAGCTTGAAGGTCTGCAATTTGCTTCTTCATAGCTTCCACATCACCAGTGGAATTTTTAAGCTGTTCAAGCTGACCTTCCAATGTTGCCTTTGCGGTTTCAAGGTTTTTCTTTTCAGTGTTGACTTCATCAAACCTTGCTTTTGGGATAAAGCCTTTCAGTTCTTCCGCAGATGCTTCTGCCACTTTCTTTGCAGTTTCTTCATCAAGTCCTAATTTCACCAAATCTTCTTTTTTCATTGTTTTGACCATCCTTTCAAATTCATTTTTTACCTGGTTCAGTCCAGTCCTATTTGTCTTGTTCTTTTTCGCCTACAATACCAAAAAGGCGGTTTTGGGTATGAAAAAAGCACTCTTGTTCAGGATGCTTCAATCATTAAAATTCTGATATCAATTACTATTAAGTTGTTCAAAAGCTTCTTCCTCTGTTGACATTCTAATTTCA